CACGTGGTTTAAGGAAGGCCGGATGAAGCGCTGCCTTGCATGGCATCCAGCCCAAGAGGTGACATGCCACTAGCGTCAAACTCTTGACATCTCAGTTGCCTGCTGTCAGATTATTGACGGCGTGGCGACAGCCAAGACGAAAGCCCTCACCGCTCCCCTCGTCTCCCGCTATGCCCGCCTAATCCCCGCGCCTACGCCTCCAGACGACCGCGCGGCGATTCTCAAGACGCCCGCGGGTCAACGCAAAGTCCTCGGGGTGTTCAGCTCCGCCGATGGCCGCGCCGTCTATGCCTATGACGGCGTGAGTTATCGCCAGGTGAAGGCCTGATGCCGGCCAAGTCGAAGGCCCAACAGCGCCTCATGGCCGCGGCCGAGCACGGCGCGAGCTTCCCCGCCGCGAAGAAACTCCGGCAGTCGATGAGCCAGGACCAGCTCCACGACTTCGCGGCGACGAAGACGACCGGCCTGCCGCGGCACGTCTCGAAGGCCCACGCCAAGAAGACGTTCGAGCACGAAGCGCACGCCTACAACTTCCGCTCCCGCAACAACCTGAAACGTGGCTGACCCGTCCGATCCGGTCACGGGCACCAAGGGCGACGTGAAGCCCGGCCAGTATGCCGACCTGTTGTCGGAGATGCTGAAGAAATGGGACTACGACACGGACAATTGGCGGGACATCCGCGACGAAGGCCAGACCGACATGCGGTTTGTGGCCGGCAATCCGTGGGATAACGACGACCGCCAACTCCGGGAAGACGCCGGCCGGCCGGTCATGAGCTTTGACGAGATCGGCCAGTACGTCAACCAGACCATCAACGACATTCGCCAGCACAAACGCGCGATCAAGGTGACGCCGATCGGCGAGGGCGCGAACGACCAGACGGCCGAGTTCCGGCAGAACCTCATCCGGCAGATTGAATATCGCAGCAACGCGCAGCAGGCGTACACGTCGATGTTCGAGAACGCCGTGCAGCGCAGCTACGGCTTTCTTCGCGTGAAATCCCGCTATGTGTCGCAGCCGAAAGCGAGTGGCGGCTCGGGGTCCGGCTTCGACCAGGAACTCGTCATCGAGGCGATCCCGAACCCGGATCTGGTGACGTTTGACTCGGACAGCATCAAGCCGGATGGCTCGGATGCCCAGCGGGCGTGGATTAGCGAATCGTGGGACTTGTCCACGTACAAAAAGCGGTTTCCGAAGGCCCGCATTCAGGACTTCGACGCCAATCTGGCGAAAACCATCCCGTCCTCGTGGGTCTACAACCAGAACCGCATCCAGCTCGCCGAATACTGGCTCATCGAGAACGAGCCCCGGACGCTCTTGCTGTTCAAGCGCAAGGGACAGCCGCTTGAGGTCTTCGCCGACGACCTGAAGAATTACCCGAAAGCCCTTCAGGACGCCGAACCCGACGACGAGCGCCAAGTCGATGCGCCCGCGGTACGCAAGTACCTGACGAACGGCTTCGAGGTCTTGGAACCGCCCACGACCTGGCCGGGGACGACGCTGCCGATTGTCCCCTGCTACGGGAAGATCCTGTACGTCGATGAGGGGTCCGGCTCGACGCGCAAGATTCTGTCGTTGCCGCGGTTAGCGCGCGATCCTGCGATGCTCCTGAGCTATTACCGCTCGTGTGAGGCGGAAGTCGTCGGGATGACGCCCAAGACGCCGTGGGTGGGCTATACGGGCCAGTTCCGCGGCCATGAAACCGAGTGGCAGAAGGTCTATCACGAGCCGGTCGCGTTCCTTGAGGCCAACCCGACCACCGAAGGCACCGGGACGCAAGTCTTGCCGCTCCCCCAGCGGCAGGTGTTCGAGCCGCCGATTCAGGCGTTGGAAGTCGGCGCCGAAGCCGCCCGGCGGGCGATTCAGGCGGCGATGGGGATCTCGCCCTTGCCGACGTCAGCCCAACGGCGCAACGACAAGTCCGGCGTGGCGCTCCAGCAGATCCACGACTCCGAGCAGCAGGGCTCGTTCCATTTCGTGGACAACTACGAGATGTCGATCACCCGGGTCGGCGCGATTCTCGATGAGGTGATCCCGGTCTACTACGACACGCCGCGTACGGTGACCACGCGGACGCCTGAAGGCGAGCCGCAGGTCGTGCGGATCAACGACTCCGCTCAACTGGCGCCTGACCAGACCACGCCGATCATGGTCAGTCAGTCCGGCCAGCATGACGTAACGCTCTCAACCGGGCCGGACTTCAAGAGCGAGCGCGAAGCCGCCTCGGCCTTTGCGGACACGCTTATGGCGTCGAACATGGCCCCAATCGTGGCCGATCTGGCGGTGAAACTGAAGAATATTGGCCCGATTGGCGATGCGATGGCCGAACGCCTCCACGCCATGCTCCCGCCGCCGGTCCTCGCGCTCGACAAGGGCAAACAGGCGGACCCGGCGCAACTGGTAGGGCAACTGGCGCAAGCCTCGCAGATGATTCAGATGCTCTCGAAGGAGTTGACCCAGCGGACCCAGCAAATTGAGACCGACTGGGCGAAGCAACAGGGGCAAATCGAACTCGAAAAGCTCAAACAACAGGGGGAAGCCCAGCGCTCGGCGGCCGAAGTCCAAACCACGATGTTTATCGAGCGCATGAAGGTCATCGCGACCCTCCTGGCCACGGACGCGAAGATCGACCCGCAGCGCGCGAAACTCGAAATCGACGCCGCGATTGCCGAACTCGACCGCCACGTGGAGATCCAGGCCCAACTCTCCGCCCAGCAGCATGAGAAAGACATGCAGGCGGCTGAACATGCCCATCAGGCGGACTTGGCCCAGCAGCAGATTGGCGCGCAAGCCGACCAGCAGCAGACGCAGATTGCGGCCGATCAGGATGCCCAAGCGACCGACTTAGCCGCGCAAGCCGCGCAGCCTGAGTCAAATGCTTGACACCTGTCAATAAATTGGCGCATAGTGTGGCTCACGCATGAGCGACCCGGCTCCCCAGCCCTCGCCTGACCTCGCCAGCTTGAGCGCGAGCGACCGGGCCGCGTGGCGGTTGACGGGCGAATGGCCCAGCGCTCCCAACACTTCTGAGGCAGTCGCACCCGCAGACGCCTCCACCCCTTCGACGGAAGCGGACTCGTCCTCCGCCGCGCCTGACGCTCAGGCGGCTGCAACGGCAGCCACTCCCACGCCCGCCTCGGAACCGGGCACACCGAAGAAAGCCAACGCCGAGACTCGCAAAGCCGAACTCAAGACGGAGATTGAAACGCTCCTCAAAGAGCGCGACACCCTCCGCCGTGAAATGGCCGAGACTCGGAGCCAGCCCCGCGCGACGCTTGACGCCAAACCGGCCGCCTCGTCCCCGGCCGCGCCGCCCCCGCTGGCCACCTTGGTTCAGTCTCCTGACCTCAGCCGCCCGCCGCTCTCGGACGTGGAGTTCTACACCGCGTATCCCGAGGCGTCGGTCGCCGACTTCACGCGCTATGTCGCGCGGTATGAGTTCGGGAAAGCCTCCGCCGAATCGCAGCAGACGCAGCAGAAACGCGCCCGCCTGGACACGTTCCAGCAGGCCGTGACCGCCGCGTCGGCGGCCGATCCCGAGTTCTGGCCCGCCGTGTCCACGGTGGCCCAGCAACTCGTCCCGATCGACCACCTCGATCCGGGGATGGCCCCGACGGCGCTCAATTACGCCGCGCAGGAGATTGTCGAATCCGCCCACGGCCCCGCGCTTCTGAAGCATCTCGCCGCCCATCCTGAACTGATGGCGACCTTGCGACAGAGCACGCCGGTCCAAGCGATCCGACACCTGGCCCAACTCGACTGGCAACTCGCGCATCCCGCGTCTTCGGTGAGTCCTGTTACCCCGGTGGTGAAAACCACCACCTCCGCTCCGGCGCCGGGTTCGGCGCTCGGGACGCGACAGACGGCGCCGGCTGATGAAGCCCAGGCCGCGGTCGTGGCGGGGGACTTCGGACGCTACCGCTCGACGATGAATCGCCGGGAGGGCGCGGCGTCCTGAGTAGGGCGTCATGGCCAACGTTTTTCAATTTGTCGACTGGCTTTCGATGGAAGGCCTCCGACTGCTCGTCAACAAGCTCGAAGTCAGTCAGGGATTCAACACCGATTACAACAGCGAGTTCACCAAGGACTTCGCGGTCGGTGAAACCGTGCGGGTGCCGCTGCCGCAGCAGTTCACGATCCGCAATGGCCTCGGCTACAACCCGCAGGCGATCAACCGGGTCTACACCACGGTCACCTGTGACCAGATTTTCGGCGTGGACTTCGAGTGGGACTCCGCCCAGGCCGCCCTCCAGATGGAGCGGGGGCAGGAGAAGATCCGCGAAGAGTATCTGATGCCGGCGATGGAGCAGATCAAGCAGGAGATCGACTCCCGCTGTGCCCAGTTCGCCTACCAGAACACGAACAACATCGTGGGGGCGCTCGCCACGGACCCGACCAGCCTGACCGTGTTCAATCAGGCGCGACAGGTCATGATCGAGAAGGCGGGCATCGCGCAGGGGCCGCGCATCAACTGCATCCCGCCCTCGGTCAACACCTCGCTCGTCGGCACGGCGCTTGGGCTGTTCAACCCGCCCGACGCCATCAGCAAGCAGTACAAGGAAGGCGCCATCGGCCGCTACTCGGGCGCCGACTGGTACGAGTCGATGTCGCTCTACTCGCACACGTCCGGCACGTGGCAGGGCGCGGTGACGGTGGACGGCAACAACCAGTCGGGAAACTCGCTGCTCGTCAACTGCACCTCGGGCGACACGTTCAAGAAGGGCGACGTCTTCGGGGTCGCGAACGTCTATGCAGTCAACCCGATGACCCGCCGGCAGACGACCACGGCGACCACCCAGCGGTACCTCGTCACGGCTGACACGACGGCAACGGGCTCGACCGTGACGTTGCCGGTGGCGATTGGCGGGACGACGCCGGTCTACGGGCCGGGCTCGCAGTACCAGAACGTGGACGCGCTGCCGGTCGATGCCGCGCCGCTCACGTTGTTCCCGGGGACGGGCTCACCGAACAACAAGAGCGGCAAGCAGGGTCTGTATTTCAATAAAGGCGCGTTCGCGCTCGTCGGCGTGAAACTTGAGACGCCGAAGGCCGTGGAAATGTCCTCGCAGACGCGCGACCCGGAGACGGGAATCGCCTTACGGTTCATCCGCATGTTCGATCCGCAGCAGTCGAAGATGATCAACCGCTTCGACGTGCTCATGGGCTTCGGCCCCCTGCGGCCAGACAACTGCGCCGTGCGCGTCCTCTGCGCCTAACCCTGAGACGAAGGAGACATTCAGATGGCGACCAATTCTTCTCAGGAAACCCTCACCGGCGCGGGCTACTCGCCGCTTCGGGGCGAACCCACGATGGGTTCAGTGCCGCTGCCGCTGCTTGGCGGCACGTTCGCGTCCACGTTCACGCCGACGACGATCTCGACGGCGGGCGCGGTGACGTATACGGCGGCGCAGTTCATCGGCGGGCTCATCTTGCGCGACCCGAACGGATCGGCGCGCTCGGATGTCACGCCGACTGCGGCGTTGCTCATCGCGGCGATGCCGGGCGCGG